CCCGTAAGCTCGACAATCTGGCCCTCATCTGGGAGACCGGCAAGATCTACGCAGCTATTCAATCGCAGGTGTATTCTACCTGCAACGACGGGGCCGAAGAGATGTTGGCCAAAATGCTGATGGGGATCTTCGATACCCTTTCAGAAGACTCTGAAGTCAAAGCGGCAATGGCAGAAGCGAAAGGAGCGACCAAGCAATGATTCAGTCAATGAACTACCAAGCGATCTACCTGGAACTCCTGCCGGCTCTTACAGCACCGGTGATCAAATCCACCCTGTCCGAGCTGCAGTCTATCCAGCAGTTGCAGATGCAGTCCGCCCTGCGTAACGATGAGCCGTCTTTCGAGCTGGCCGCCCGTAACCTGCTGGCGAATCACCGCTTCTGTATCGCGTTGATTGAAGCCGTCCGTGATACGAAGATCGACCTGGAGTTCATCCAGTTGGCTAACATCAGCAACTTCCTGATCTTCGGTGGAGATCACAACTTCCTCGGTATGCTCGTCTGTGCCATCGAAGGGGATGCGGAATACGACACGGCCCGGGCGGAAGAGATCGTTAACGCTCACGGTAAGGTCGACGTTAAGAAGATTGCCAATGGCCAATCCGACTACGTGGACACCGTCCTGTGGCTCTACAACATGGGTGCGTACAATGCCAAGTATCTGACTGGTACCACTATCGTGGATTTGGCGGTCGAGAAAGGCTGGGATCAAGAAGCTGTTGAGATGGTTGCTCAGTTGGTTGAGCCCATCCGGCAGTAACCGAAAGGGCCCTCCGGGGTCCTTTTTAGCCGCTGTGACATCGAAAGTCAGGGTCCTGTTCCCAAAATGTTCCAAAGAAAACCCAGGTAGGACAAGGGCTTAGACGATTCTGTGACATTGTTACATCGGAACGTCTCCAACCCACCCTTATTAGAGACATCTTACCCCTATACATACATTACTATGGATCTTAAATAAGGTATATATAGGATGCTACTACCCTCTAGGGGATAAAGGGGGTGTGTGTTTGGAGACGTAGTTCCTGTCACAATGTCACAGGGCTCAATTTTGGCTGATAGGCAGGTATAACTAACTTGTAACCACAGGAGCTCCTCATGAACAACTACATTGAAACTTACACAGGTCTGCATTTTGCTTTAGATTCCGACTCTACTGAAGGAATTCACCTGTTCGACATCGCACGGGCCCTTTCGGGGGTAAACCGTTTCAACCACCACACGATCATGTCCTACAGTGTAGCAGAACACTGCGTTCACGTAGCGGCTCTTTTACCTCCCGAATACCAACTACTGGGTCTCATCCACGATGGCTCTGAAGCTTACCTCCAGGACATTCCCTCCCCATTCAAGGCTCTTCTCCCGGACTACAAGTTCTACGAGAAGAAGACGGAAGACCGTATCTACGCGGCCTTTGGTCTTGATCCAGAATGGGCACATAGCGTCTACCACCATGTTAAAGCAGCTGATACAATGATGCTCCACGTAGAAGCCCGCATCCTGACCCACTCCCGTGGACAGGGTTGGGCCGAAGCGGTGGACCATCCAGGTATCGTCTGTCTCCCGGCACTGGCTGCCGAGCAGGCGTTCTTGAACGCTTACAATCGCATTGCTGCAGGCGATTTCTTTACCGGGCCTTTAACCGCCCGTGAACTACTCGAACTAACGGAGAAGTAAATGCAAGATATCTACGTCACTAAACGTAATGGCCGTCGCGAACTTTCTGATTTCGCCAAGATCGCCAAGGTCATCAACTGGGCTGCTGAGTGCCTCAACGTATCCACCTCTCAAGTAGAGATGGGCGTCCGCATCCAGATGGAAGACGGTATTCCTACCCGCCAGATTCACCGTGCTGTTATCAAAGCAGCGGCTGACTTGATCTCCGCCGACGAGCCAGACTACCAGTACATGGCAGCCCGCCTGTCCATCTTCGGCATCCGTAAAGAAGCCTTCGGCCAGTTCAATCCCCCTCCGTTCCCTCTGTTTGTTTCCAGTATGGTAGAACGCGGTAAATACGACAAAGCCATCCTCGACGATTACACCTTCGAAGAGCTGGAAGAACTCGACGAAGAGATCGACCACGATCGCGACATGCTGTACGCGTACGCGGCCACCAAACAGTTGGAAGGCAAGTATCTGGTCCAGGACCGCACGACTCACCGTATCTTCGAGTCTCCGCAGATGGCCAACATGATGATCTCAGCGTGCATGTTCTCCCGCTACGCTAAAGACATCCGCTTGGACTACGTGAAGCGTTTCTACCACGCGATGTCCACCTTCAAGATCTCTCTGCCGACCCCGATCATGTCCGGCATGCGTACTCCGACCCGTCAGTTCTCCTCCTGTGTGGTGATCAAAGCCGGGGACTCCCTGAAGAGCATCAACGCTGCGTCTTCTGCGATCGTTGAGTACGTCTCTCAGCGTGCCGGCATTGGCCTGGATGTCTCTCATATTCGCGGCGTCGGTGCACCGATCCGTGGAGGTGAAGCTGAACACACCGGTGTTATCCCCTTCATCCGCCACTTCCAGACGGCGGTGAAATCCTGTTCCCAGGGTGGTGTCCGTGGGGGTGCGGCAACGGTGTTCTACCCAATGTGGCACTACGAGTACAAAGACCTGGTCGTCCTGAAGAATAACCGTGGTACAGAATCTTCCCGTGCTCGTCACCTGGATTACGGTGTGCAGATCAACGGGTTCCTCTACAAACGCTTGCTCGCCAAGGGTAAGATCTCCTGTTTCTCCCCAGATCAGGTCCCCGGGCTCCTCGAAGCGTTCTATGCTGACCAGGGTGAGTTCGCCCGTCTGTATGAAATCTACGAAGCCGACCCGAATATCCGCCGCAATACCTACTCCGCCATAGAAGCTTTCGGTTGGTTAGTGGCCGAGCGTGCGAGCACCGGCCGTATCTACATCCAGAACGTGGACCACTGCAACACACACTCCGCTTTCGATCCGAATCTGGCACCGATAAGCCAGTCAAATCTTTGCCTGGAAATCTGTCTGCCAACCAAAGAGTTGCGTAACGTGGACTCGCCGGAAGGGGAAATCGCTCTGTGTACTCTGGCCGCCTTCAACCTCGGTGTGATGACTCCGGACGAAATTCCTGAGATGGCAGAACTGCTGGTCCGCGGCCTGGACGAACTGCTGGATTACCAGGATTACCCGGTACCGGCGGCCAAGAAGGCCTCCATGCGTCGTCGTACGCTGGGTATCGGTGTGATTAACTATGCGTACTGGCTGGCCAATCAAGGCATGAAGTACTCCGATGGTTCTGCGAATGAAGCGACGCACCGTCTGTTCGAACGTCTTCAACACGCCCTGATCTCAGCGTCCGTTACCCTGGCCGAAGAGAAAGGCGCCTGCCCAGCGTTCCACGACACGTCCTACGCCCGCGGTCTGCTCCCGATTGACACGTACAAGAAGGATCTGGACACGATCGTGTCACCTAAACTGCACCTGGACTGGGAAGCGCTTCGTGCTCGCATCAAGGCTCACGGCATGCGTAACTCTACCCTGATGGCTCTGATGCCGTCCGAGACCTCTTCGCAGATCTCCAACTCGACCAACGGTATTGAGCCGGCGAAAGGTTTGGTGACGGTGAAGGTGTCGAAAGACGGGGTGATGCGTCAGGTCGTTCCGGAAGTGACCCGCCTGCGGGATGCCTACGAGACGCAGTGGGACATGCCGAACAACTCCGGTTACATTCAGCTGGTAGGGATTATGCAGAAGTTCGTCGACCAGGCGATCTCTGCGAACACCAACTATGACCCGGCACGCTTCCCCGGTGGCAAAGTCTCAACCGAAGTCTTGCTGCGTGATCTGATCATCGCGTACAAGTTTGGCTGGAAGACTCTGTACTACCACAACACCCGTGACGGTTCGGACGACAAGACGTTCGAAGAGAAAGTTGAAGTAGTCCTCCCGACACCGGGTGATGACGACTGTTCGGATGGCTGCAAGATCTAATGGAGAGGGCCCTTCGGGGCCCTGTAATTATGAACGTAGAAGATTGTATCCAACACGATAGACTGTCATATCGTAAAGGCGGCGAAGTCCTTCGTCGAATAAACCAGCGTGAGGCTGCCATCGTGGCCCAGGATGATAACTCGGTCACCCTACGCCTTAATGGACATCTCGGAGTGGTAGTCACGGAGTCCGGAGATGGTGTATCATATCGCTTCATTAATCTGAAGACCAAACAACTGAGCCATGTTTTCCACAACCAGGCTCTACTAGCATTGAACTACAAACGAGGAACCTACAATGCCCTTTAATAAATACCACCAGATCGTCGACGACGCGTTCAGCTATCCGTACATGAACGATGCCCACGTTACCCGTGCCGGCTTGCTCCTGGGGACGATCGATAAGTCTAAGCCGGTACCGCTGAGCAAAGCGTTCGTGGACCGTCTGCTTCGTGTCGAGCCGAAGAGCGAAGGCGTGGACATGGTGAAACTCCGTGAGCTCGGCCCGGTAGTGCTGCAGCTCGATGGCGTCAGCGATGAAGGCCCGCGTTTCATCATCAGTATCCTCGTGGTTCCAATGGACGAGAAGGAGCAGATTCACTGCTACCCTTACTCCAACAACAACCCGGAAGAGAAGATGTGGCCGTATGATAAGCACTTCGTCATCTCTAACCTGACCCCGCTGGCAGACATCCAGGTTTCCGCCCGTGAGACACACCCACTGGCCGGCGCCGAAGGCCTGGACCCTATCGGTGTTGATCACATGACTGCCATGACCACGATCGTGCTGAAGTTCGTCATCGGTCTGCAGCAGGGTGACATCGAGTTAGTCCCGGACACCACGGACTACTCCAAGCTGAACGCCAAGCGTGCAAAGAGCAAAAAGGCCCCGATCAAGGGTGATTATCTTCCAGTATTCGTAGGTTAACCATGAGCTTCTCTATCTTCTCTCAAGACCAAACCGACTACCTGGAACAGAGCATGTTCTTCGGTAAAGGGCTGAACGTCTCTCGCTTCGATGAACTGAAGTATCCGTTCATTGACAGCAACCTGACGGACCAGCAGCTGGCGTTCTTCTGGCGTCCGGAGGAGATTGACATCTCCAAGGACCGTATCGATTACAACGAACGTCTGCCACAACATGAAAAGCACATCTTTACCAGTAACCTGAAGTACCAGACCCTGCTAGATTCCTGTCAGGGCCGCGGTATCGAACAGGCCTTCGGGAAGATCGTGTCGATACCGGAACTGGAGAACTGGTTCCTGACCTGGGCGTTCTCTGAAACGATCCACTCGCGTTCATACACGCACATCATCCGTAACCTCTTGGCCAACCCCGGCGAGATCTTCGATGATATCGTGTTGAACCCGGAGATCACCGGGCGTGCCATTAACCTGACGGGGAACTACGACCGCTTCATCAAGTCGGTCGATCTGCACTCCCTGTTCGGTGAAGGTCACTTCGAAATCTCTAAGAAATCCCCGGGCGGTATCCTTCTGCCACAGGGCTTCGAAGACATTCAGCGTGGTCCGGATCAGATGCAACTCGTTGAGAAATTCGACGTGAGCATGCCACAGATGATGGAAGACGCGTTCTACCTGCTGGGTGACATCAACTGCCTGGAGGCTCTCCGCTTCTACGTGTCCTTCGCGTGTTCCTTCGCCTTCGCGGAACGTGAGCTGATGGAAGGGAATGCCAAGGTGATTAAGTTCATCTGTCGCGATGAATCCCTGCATAAAGTCGGCACGACCTACTTGATCAACAAGCTATCGGATGGCTCTGAGGGTCAGGAGTGGGCTAAGATCGGGCGTCGCACTAAGCTGCGTTTCCCCGAGCTGGTCCGCAGTGTGGTCGATCAGGAGAAATCCTGGGCGAAGTACCTCTTCAAAGACGGGGCGATGCCGGGCATCAACCTGGAGAGCATGGGCCACTACATGGAATACCTGGCTGACGTCCTCCTGGATCAGATGGGTATTGCTCCACTGTACGGCCGTAAGCGTAATCCATACCCGTGGATGACCACTTACACCAACTCGGAGAACGTCCAACCTGCTCCGCAGGAAGTGGAGATCTCTGCCTACCGAACTGCCGACCTGAGCTCTGACAGCACAGGCCTGCTTGACGACCTATCTCTCTAACCTGACATGGGCCCACGGACGGGCCTTTTACTGGTATAAGTAACAGGTAGAGACAATCAGGGGAGCTTATGTTTAACAGAGAAGTACTAGAAAATCGTATACAAAACGGTTGTTTGGCAGCAATCGGCACAGCTCCGATCATTGGTTTGGCCTCATACAAAGCACTGGAGGATCTTCGGCTCGAGCGAGACATGCTCAAAATCCTGAAGTTCACTCTGGTGGTCTCTGCCGTGTCAGGGGTGATTTGGGCACTATTCCCGTCATCCCGTCGTAAACCTTCTCAAACTGACGAAGAAGCCGTACGTGACTCTTACTCTCCGAAACTGCTGATTGCGATCAGCGAGTCTATGCGAGATGCCGAAGACGAACAGATTATGCGACTGAGTCGAGAGAAAGAGAAGAAAGACGAGAAGAAAACTTCGGTGGAGCCGTACCGACCTCGGTATGAGCGAACAGGGTATTCCGGATACATCGCCCCTAAGAGCAAGACCTTCTCGGAAGACAAAGAGGAAAAAACATCCTCCGGACTTCAAACGAGCAGACTCTTCTCCGGTAGCAGTTTGGAACGTAAGACCCTGTCCAATGATGACATTCATAAAGTTCTGTTAGCAGACACAGATGACGAGGAGTATTGATGACAACAAAAGTGGTTCTGGAATTGACGGTCAAGGAGACGTCAGTTCGTATCCGAGGATATGGGGAAGAGGCGATCATGGAGCACTCTCTGACTCACCCGCTGATGCAAGGCTCGCTGAAGTTTCAGTGTAAGCGAAAAGATCTGGCCGACGTACTGAAAGAATTTGCGGAGGGTTTGGACTCTCGCAAGAAAGATTTCGAAGGGGATGTTTCGTTGGTAGATGTGGGAAATGAGCTGGCCCGTAGCTCAACCGGCATCCCTTTGAGTGAAAAAGAGCAGAATGAACTGAAGACGTTACTCGACGGTAAATCCGCTGTAGAACAACGAGATGGTGCATTCCGAATAAAAATCAGTTAGTATAGCAGTGAAAACAGGAGGATTGACCCCTCCTGTTTTTATCCAGTATAATCATCCCATAGGAGAAATCTCATGCCACAACTTATTATCGGAATCAATGGTTTAGCACAGCACGGCAAAGACACGACGGCCAACGCCATCGCGAAGCGTTTGAATGACCGTGGGTTTACCACGGAGACTCTGTCCTACGCGATCGCCCTGAAGCACATCTCCCAGTACGTCTTTGACCTGGCTGATGACCATTTGAATACCAGCGCCGGTAAAAAAGAAGAAATCCCTGCCGCTCACGGCATGACCCCCCGCAAGATCATGCAGCTGGTGGGTACCGAGTCCTTCCGTGACGTATTCTGGCCGGAAATCTGGACTGAATTTTTAGATCGTCAGATCGCCAAATCCTCAGCGGATGTCATTTTGATTCCTGACATGCGTTTTTCTAACGAACTCATTCACGTACGAGACCAAATGCCGATGACTCACGATTGTGACACGGTACTCGTGAAAGTGACTAACCCACGCGTGGGACAGATTGTCCCCACCCCGAAGAACCTCTGGCAACGTATCCAAGTGTTCTTCGGTAAGTCCCTGGCCCATCCGAGTGAAATCCCTCAGCCTGACAGGCAGTTCGATGACGTGTTCCAAAACGATTCGACGCTGCAGATGTACGAGCTGAAGATCCGCCAGTGGACTGATGCCGATATCATTCCGAGACTCCACCATGCTTAATCTACAATCCAAGAGCCCCCTGTCGGGGGTTCATCTCTTCAATAGTAAAACATATCCCGAGGACGTGGGAGTATACTGGCGAGGCCAAGAGCCTATCGCCTTTGAGATCGATTACTCCGACGAACCTGAAGCTTTCCCCAATCTCCTCGACCACGTGTACAACTCCTACGAACTCCTTGAATGCCATCGCATCGGCGAGATCCTGATCAGTAAAATCCAGTGCGGCAAGACCTTCTACGCAATCTGCGATGGTGACACCCTTGTTTTTAGCCACAAAAAGCCCGTGTTTGAAGACCAACGAGTGGACCGTCCATCGAATTTGGTGGTGGCAGTGCATGAGACGTTGATCGCCCAGGCGCTATTGGCCGTGAGTTTCTCTCCGGTAGATCTGGCTTGGTTGACTGGGGAAAATACAATAGGGTTGTACGAGGAAAGAATCTGGGAGTATGCCCGTAAGCATCTCCCAGTCCATTAAGGTTTCTTGTTACTGATGTTCGGCGTACTCAGTCCTTTGATAGAACCGAAGTAGTAACCGACCACTGACATCCACGCCGTGCTGAGCGAACCCAGCATGATGTTGACGATATTGATACTCTCTACCGGAATCGGATGGAAGAGCATCACACAGATAATCCCAAAGAGTCCTACGGTGATAGCACCGGCTAGGACCGACGGGGTCTTATCATGCAGCGCCTTCTCACGGGCCCGGGCATCTGCGACGTCGAGTAAATCCGTCTTGATGCCCAAATCCGACATCGCCTTCTGAAACGCCACATCTGCATGAATGATCTTCTGCAGAACGTCCGGCGTCTGAATGGCGATCGCCCCCTCCAGTGCCGTAGTCTGATCTTCCAGAGTCCCGGTCGTTGGTAGTCCCAACTGATCGCTCAGAAACTTGACGCCTACGCCGGCCAGCGGCCCCTGTAGAGTACGCCCCAGAGTCGGGGCGATTTGTTGAACTAAGCTCTGCCAATCAAAGGACATCATACACCTCAGTTACTTCGGCAGCCCCCGCTTTGTATTGATCGACGAGCCGCGTGAAGGTATCTTTCATGTGAGTCACTGCTTGGTTCTGCAGCACGCTGGTATCACAGAGGATAACCGCTTCGTGGTACAGACAGTAGCGAGACCCGAAGTTGGACTTCTTGTCGGGATTGTAGACCTTCAACTTCCCGAGATCCGGGAGAAAAGCTACCCCGACATAACCGGCCAACCCACCCTGAGAATCCTTCTCATAAATGAAGATGTTGGCAGGGAGATCACTCCCCGCCTTCACTTCTGCTTTCACCTCAAACTTTCCCTGGTTGAAGCGTGTGCCGATCACCAGGCCATTAGGCATACAGAATTCTCCACCAGAACTGCAGACTGAACGAGTCAACCTTCGGTACTGCACGGAAGGTTTTCAAGTTGAACATATCCCCGGAGTCCTTGAACAGGCCCACTTCTGAGATAAACTCGTCGTTGGCTTCATCCGGTCCGAGCACGAAGTCGATCGTCAGGAAGTCCTGGGAATCGGCCGCAGTACTAGGCGTGATGTTCAGGTTACGGTTGTACGTCATGATCGGGTTGTACAGGTCATTACGCAGGTTATCAACACGGATCGGCTTACGGCCGGCCGCGTCGTAGGTCCCGCCAGAACCGATCTTGAAAGACGAGATGATGTTCGGTCGAGCGTCGACGTCATAAAGGAACGTCAAGTGCTCACGTTTGGCTGCACGCATGATTGCGTTCGGATCGTTGTCCAGAACTCTTTCACGCGTACCGTCCAGGTAGATCTTGTCGATAGTCAGGAAGCCTTGGGCGATCTGAACTGGTTCGTTTAGTTTAATCATCAGTATTCCTTAATCTCTTCTAATGTAGGCTTTCAAATCGCCGCCGAAGTTACCACCACGGTTGAAGTTCAGCATTGTTCCGCCGCGTCCGTCTTGATAATGTCCATCCTGCACGGAGCGGGCATCGACGATCGCTGGGTTGGCCAGGTAGGTCTCACGCGTAATCGGGGAAGAGCCTGGGCGTTCCTCGAAGTCCATCGTCATTTCGATCGGGTCACCGTCATCAACCGGGAAATACGTCGGCATGATAGTCGTCGTTTCCACAATCAGGGATACTGACCAGCAATCCATGTAGATTTCACACAGCAGCAACTTGAGGGTTCCTGGGAGATCTGCCAGCTTCGGCACGTACATCATCCCTTGGTGACGCGACAGGATCGGCGGCACGTAGTTCTCGCTGTACTTGAAGGTGAAGACCTTCTCGAGGTTCGGGTCGTAATCCTCTGCCGTGTCCGTGGTATCTCGCAGGATAATGTCCGAGTACACTGTTGCGGCGGTCAAGTTGTCTACCCAGATCGGGAGCGTCCCTTTGACCAGCAACGCTGCAGTGGCTTGTCGATTGATTTTAACCAACTTGGCCTTCAGCTCATCTACGTGGCACAGGTAAAGTGGCACGATGTTGCGGGTATCCAGGGTAATTGGCAGGCCGTCCTGGTTCAGGTACGTGCGAGTACCACCTTCAGAAGTAGCCAGCTCAGAACCACGGTACGAACGCATCCCGGTTGAACGAGTACGAACGACGACGTTGGTGCCACGGGACGCCATCAACGGATCCATGCGGTAGATATCTTCCTGAATCCCCTCGTTCGCTTCATCGACCCAACCACCGATCCCGGAGAGTGGGCGTCCGTCAGCGTTAATGCCGCGGAACTCACCGTCTTTCGGGAAGTCGCCGACCATCTGCTGCATCAGCTTCGGGGTCTGGTAGCGGTTGTAGTAGTTCGTCCCACGGTCGAAGATCGTCGAGCGGTCTCCACGGACGAAATCGATGATGCGACCTTCGTAGATCGTGTCTTCGATCTCCACCAGCTGCCCGATCGTCAAGTCATCATCGATGATGTTGATGATTTCGTCACCCATCGGAGCTGCCCACACGAAGATCGGGTAGGTATGACTCGGGCGGGCCCGGAAGATTACTTCAGACACCGTGTAGTAGCCGGCCAGTGAGATCCCCGCTTCCTGGAACAGCACCATGAAGGTGTTGAACTTCAGGTACGTGCTCATCAGCCAGTCCATGTCGGTGTTCGGCGTGACCGCCGGGTACTGGACACCACCAGTCAATTCCTTAGGAATGAAGGTGTTGTACCACCACTTGCCGTCCTTCTGATAGTCCTTCACGTTAACCCACGAGGTCAACTGCTGGCCTTCCGTCAGCTGATCCCCCACGGCGATGTCTGGACGGAAACCATACGGAATGTCATAGAAGTTCTGAGCGGTCAGGACTTCCCAGTGACCGGTGATTGGGTTCTGCAGGACAGACAGCACGGACTCCGTGGAGCGGGCGGTCGGGATCCCCAGGGCCAGGTTAACGCCGGCAATGGTGTAGTCGATGATCGGTCCGTGGGAGTACAGGAAGTACAGGCCGTCAACGAAGTCCTTGTAGTTCCCGATCGCACGCTCCTTGGTCATCCCTACACATTGGCCGTACTGGGCGAAGATGATCCCTTCATCGATCTCCACGTTCGAGGCCCACAGAGCGTACTGCTCGACGCCGTCTGACGTCACGCGACGTGGGAACCCCAGGGCGGACAGGGGTTTGTAGAAGGTGATCTCGTCGAAGTCTTCGTTGATTTCGAAGTGCACCCCTTCGATCAGGCTCTGCGTTGGGAGCATCGGACGGTTCATCATGTACTTGATCCCTTGGATTTTCTCCGGGAGTTTGTACGTGGTGCCCGACAGCTGATCAACCAGGTCCGCCTGACCGAAGAGCATCAGTTTGATCTGGGTGTTGTAAGTGTCCTGAATTGTCTTCAGGGAGATATTCCCGGCACGCTGGAGGAACTGGCCGTACGCTTCCCCGAGTTGGAGCGTGGAGACTTCCAGAAGGGAGTCTACCAAGTCCTTGTCAGCGAAGATCGTCGTCCAGAAGTCTGCCAGGCCATAGATGTACGACAGAGATCCTCGGACCTCTGTACGATTTTCCAGACCGTTCATATCCACTGGGGAAATGAAACTCATGTATTTTTCTCCACGGTCAATACGTCGAGCACGAAGCGCTGTGTGGACGTCGCTGTGATGCTGTCAGTCACGTCAGTCACGGTCTTCACCAAGTCTTTCGCCACTGCGGTTGCCGTTACGGTGATCGGTGATTTGATCTCGCTCAGCCCAGTCGCCACGATCATTTTGTACAGATCGGACACGTAGATAGTACCACTATCCGGCGTCTGATCAAAGTACGCTTCGATCGCCGTGCGGGCGTTGGCCACCAGATTCGCATCTACGGCGGTGTAGCTCTGGGCTTCTATGCTGATCAACACCGGTTCAAAGGCACGGACCAAGCCGTCAGCACAGACCACACGGTTCTGCGGGTCCTTGATGAAGGTCTGCATGTCTTCCAGGCCGAGGAACTTACGCACCACGAAGGAGACTTTCTTCAGCGGATAGGTCAGTCCGAACTCCAGACGGATTACCTGATTGGCAGACAGGCCGATGTCCTTGGAAGGATCAACGGGGACGCGGTTCACGTAGTTCGTGCTGGTCGGATAGGACTGAGCGTAACCCACGCCGGCCGGGATGTCATCGGCTGCTGTACCACCGGATACCGGTGAACGATAGATGTCAAAGATCGGGCCGGTCAGCTCAATCATCCCGTTCTTGTCGGTGATGTACTGCACGACGTTCGTACGGAAATCCGTTGACGTGAAAATGTCTACACAACCCCCAACGTGAATCTTGAAGCGATCCGGGATGCCGGTGATGGTGTCATTCACACCATTTACGTCAACCAAATCACGCCACATGTCCGGATCGCCCATACCTACTACCCTCTGATGTTTGATATAGTTGAACACGTCCGTTAAACGGGAAGTGATCGACGGGTCATTGATCAGGTTACGGGTAGAGATGGCCGAGTACGAACGGTTCACCAGGTCGACGTTGGTCTCTTCTGCCACAGCTGTTGAAGTCATGTACAGGATTGAGCCCTTCACGAAATACGGGTTGAAAATCGAGAAATACAACAAGTCACCGGTGGTCTGGTCGTTGAAGGTCTCATCGGCCGTCGCTGAGGATAGCGGGATGTCCACGTACCAGAGCTCTTCGCTTTCGTCGTAGTTCAGATAAGTGTTCCCCGCGATCGCCGTGTCACCGTCCTTCAGAACCTGTGCAAAGACCGGAGCCGAAGGGTAGAACAAACGGGTGTTATCCGTTGAGAAGAAAGCACTCACCGGAATCTGCACGTTCGTCGGCGTGCCGTTCTGGAACAGGAAGTACAGGCGAGCCTGAACCACCGCCAGGGAGCCCGTCTGGCGCTCGATGAAGAAGTTAGACAGAATCGCGTCAACGACTTCTGCCGGGGTGTCATTAGTGACGGATCCCAGGCTGGCCGAGTCGAAGTACACCTCGATGTATTTCTTCACGGTAGCTAAAAGAACGGCGTTGGGACGGATTACCAAGTCACGCACACCGGTACCCTGACGGAAGTCGACCGTCGGGAATTTGGCTTCGAGGAACTGTTGGGCGAAGACTTCCGCTTCCTGGACGTCTGTCGCTGTAAGTTCCAGCGAGCTCATTACGGAAAAGATATCAGCCATTTGTTACCTCGTTAAGGATTAAACCGTTGCTGTTAAACGGTAAGGCGATCGGTGCGGATACGCCAGCTTTCGTTAAGATTCGGACCTTCACGATCGTGCTCTCAGAGCCCTGAATCGCATCGAGTACTTCCACGGAGGCCAGTTGGGATTCTGCAGAATACAGGTAGGAGTTCAGGATTGCCATCGCTTGGTCACCGGCGGCTTTAATCGCTGCCGTGATGGTCGCCTTGGCCACCGCTGAGTCACTCGTGATGTTTGAATACATAACGAAATCTGAGAACTTCGTCCCGGCGCTTGGATAGATGGGGTCAGACCCCTGGCCAGTCATCAAGCACTTCACGAAGATCTGCACGACCTTCTGCACGCCAGTGATCTTGCGGGGGTTATTCCCCACGGTGAACGTCAGCTGTGAGTTCGGGAAGCCGTCGGGGAAATCTAAAAGAAGGAGATCGTAGCGATCTTGGTCCTTCAGGTTCTGTGTATTGCCTACGCGGGCCATCGGTTATCCTTTGGGGGTCTGACGGACCCCGGTTAAGTTGTACAGACGGTTATTCATCTCCGACTGCCAGGAAGAAGCCTGCACGCCAGCCTCCGCGGCGCCTTCACGGTAGTAATCCGCTCGGGTCATTGACCGCATGGCTTGTTCTGCTTGCATCGAGTCGAGATCACGGTAGGTGGAGAGCAGAGCAGTATTCGTCGTAGAAGCCTGCCCTTTAACACGAGCCTGGATGGCTTGGCGTAGCCCACCCAGGTCGATGTCTTTGGCACTGTCCGCGAAGTCCACGATTGGTGTCGCCGGGTCCTGGAAGAATCCTGACAGGCCATTGTAGTAGCCTGTCATTTTAGCGAACGCCCCGCGAACCAGTGCCGGTACGTCTATCAGTTGTCCCATGTTCCATAATCCTCAAGTAGCTTTTGAACTTTATCTTTAAGCTTACCGGAGGCGTAGTTGTACTGGTTGATGTTCATCCCGAGACCATTCGCGATCTCCGTGGCGGAGACTTTGTCGGCACGGCCGTTGAAAATCTTGAGTTCTTCGTCCGATAGCTTACTCTTAATGTAGTTTAGTTTCAGCGGATCGGAGTTGAACTTGCTCTGTTCCGGAGCGTATAGGTTACCAGATTCCACGTGATCTTGGAACAGCAGGCTCTTATACTTCCCGACTTCCTTCTCAGACCAGCCCAGACGGTGGCCAATCTCCTTATCCGTTGGCTCACGCCCGAGCTCTTCTTCGAGGTTAGTGGCCGCCAGATTGTACTTCCCGTACTGCAGCTGCTTGTCCTCACCCATGTTCGCGATGTTCTGGTACGTGTAGTTGAGGCGTTTGGCCTTACGCGTCCAGTTGTACACGTGGGTAGACAGCTTGGTGCCCTTGGTCGGATCGTAATCCTTGATGGCTCGGATGGCCCAGGACACGACTTCACCCTTGAGGGCAGAAGCCGGCAGTGAGCCGGACAGTTTGGTCGTTTCGCTCTGGATGATTGGTTTCAAGTTATTCACCAGGTTCTTCAGAGCCTTCTTATCCCCGTCGTTCTTCCACGCGTGGAAAAGTTCGAGGTCCTTATCGCCTAATTCGTTGTTCATTACACCTCCTGAGTCAGGTTGAACGCCTTCACGACGTTATACGCAAAATCCACCATCAGTTGCTGCATAAGCAGACTGTTTCGACGATAAACAAAACAGTCCTTGGCGGCGGACGTCGTGGACAGACGCTGATCTGAGACCAGAGTCGATGGGATCATGTTGTTAAAACGTCGGACGATGTTAATCTTCTGCACCGACGAGTCTGACATGTCCGGTTGCACCACCTGCGACTCCGGGAGAGTCGCTGGCAGTCCTTCGGGATATGACATAATGGTACTGGTTGTGTTTGCCATATTACTTATACCCTTAACCTAAGCCTAAGTCGAAGTGGACCGGGTCATACGTGGAGAAGTTACCGCCCCAACGTAGAGTGATCCCCATGGAGTTCCCGACCTGCAGAACAAAC